AATATTAGGAAGTTGCCCACCTAAAATTGTGGGCGCGTTTCACGCTTTGCATAATCTAGGCTATCTCCCATTAAAAATTAAAGCCGTTCCTGAAGGAGTTGTATTACCAGTTAAAAATGTATTAATGACTATAACCAATACTCACCCTGATTTTTATTGGTTAGTAGGATATATTGAATCATTATTGCTTAAAGTCTGGAATACTATTAGCGTGGCTACCTATAGTTATGAGATGAAGAAACTAATCACTAAATACGTGGAGCAAACTTGCGATGATACTTCTGGAATTCCTTTTATGCTTCATGATTTCGGTTACCGCGGCTGCTCTAGCGAAGAAACGGCGGCCTTATCTGGCGCTGCTCATTTGTGTAATTTTCTTGGCACCGATACCGTACCTGCTGTTAAATTACTCTCTGACTACTATGGTTCTAGTTCAAATATTGGCATCAGCGTTCCCGCTTCTGAGCACAGCGTTATGTGTGCTTATGGTAGAGAAAATGAGATAGACGCATTTCGCGCGATGTTAAAACTATATCCTACTGGAATAGTGAGCATCGTTGCTGACAGTTATAATATTTGGAATGTATTAACCAAAATATTACCTGAGTTGAGGGATGAAATATTGGCTCGTGATGGTAAAGTTGTTATTAGGCCTGACAGTGGAAATCCTTATGATATTATTTGTGGAGACAAAAGCAGCGTGTATCCTAAGGAGCATAATGGTTGTTTGATTTTACTGGAAGATATATTTGGAAGCTCTTTAAATTCAAAAGGTTATAAAGTTTTAAACCCCAAGATAGGTTTAATTTATGGCGACGCAATGTATCGTGATAACTATATTCGCATTGTTGATAGAATGATTGAAATGGGCTACGCAGCGTCAAACCTGGTAATTGGCGTAGGCGGTTTATTGTTACAGCAACACAATCGAGATGACTTAGGAATAACATTTAAAGCTACATACGGTGAAATAAATGGAGTTCCATTAGATATTGTAAAAGACCCAATTACTGACCCATCTAAGAAATCTCATCAAGGCTTATTATGCTTACATGAAAATGATGGTAAGTATTTTACTGAAGAACATTGTACGCCTGACCGAGAAGAAATAGGGCTTCTGGAAACTGTGTATTTAGATGGAGAAATAGTTAATAATCAATCATTAGAAATGATAAGAGACAGAGCGAATGAAAATTTTGGAATTAATGCATAGCCTCGAAGAAGGCTACGATAGGTTTGGCGATACTGAAGTAAAAATAGAAATATCTAAGCAAATAAGTAAAGGTACTTATCGTTCAGATATTTACGATATAAAAGATACAACCATTGAATCAGAAGAATTTATTATTAATTGTGAGGATAAATGATGGGATTTATTAATGACCCTGAGTTGTACGCTAAATTCCTAGAGCATGAAGCATCTCAGGTAAAAGAGAAAAAATCAATTCAATATGGTCTTGTCAGCTTCAGGGGAGACCACGAAATTATGAAAGATTTTGATACTACGGATAGATATAAGCTATTGAGCTGGTCTGAATTTTCTGGAGAAGAGAAGGATGACTCTGTTGATAGGCGATTTAATATAGAAAGAAGGCATAGAAATGAAATGAATGAACTACGATATAAGCATTATTTAGAACGAATAGAATTACAGAAGCTAGAAATAGAAGATTTAAAACTATCAGACTTTGAGGGGAAACATCATGATACCTGAATTTCGTCAAAAAATATTAACGCTAGTGAATGGGCGTTTAACCGAGGTTACATTACAAGAAGCCGCGAAGCCTCCTGTAATGTCTGATGAAGAACGACTTAGGAAGTATCAAGCAGAGCGTGGACAAATTGACCACGAAAAGAAGAGTGGGGAATAATGGGCGAAATGATTAGCCAACTTAAGTTTGCCTCTATGTCTAATGAATATAAAATTATAAATAAGATTAATGATAAGGCAAAAGCTCTAGCAAATAAAATTATAGGTATTTGCGTGGACACAGCACATGAGGGATATTCAGGGGTTGATTTCTACGAGAGGGCTTATCAGGAGATAGTAAATACGGTGAATGGCAAAGATGAGATGTTTAAATTACTTGGAACAGACGGAGATTTTAGGAGTTCAGATGATGGGAATAGTTTTTATATAGTATGGGGAGATTATGAATATTCCAAATGTTACGTAAAATCAATAAAAGAATTTAAAGAGGAAAATAAATAATGGATAATGAACTCAAAAAACCATATCAGTTCAACGTTAATTATAAAGTAAGAGAAGATGAGCGTTTAGATATCTTCGAGCAAGACCTGAGACATTCTATATATAAAGTCATAAAGGAATTGTTTATTAAAACTAATCTCCAAAATTATTTATATGAAGTAGTTAAAGGCGATCGCGATAAAGGAATGTCTCAACTAAATAGATTATATATAGGTTGTGGACAAAACATCCCAGGAATAGAATTTGGAATAAGAATTGTGGCTGAAAAAAATGCGGTGAGAGTTGATTTACTTTATCTTCCGGATCGTCCTTTAACCTCTAGCTTAGAGCATTTTATGGATTCTCCTACAGAGGTAAACTTATGACTGATTTCGACGTCCATCCATATCAAGTTCAATATGATGCCACAACGGCTAGGCATGATGCATTAAAAGACATGCGTTTAGATAGAGATGCGCAAAAAGACTTGCATGAAGCTATTGATTTAGCGTATGCATTTGCGGCTGCTATAAAAGCGTTGCATCCATTAGCTGAGAGACAAGTAAAAGCAATGATATTTCAGGGGAATTTATTATGATAAATCATGAATGGGAAAAGAAAATATTACGCGCTACACCTAAAAATGTAGAGCAAACTAATGACAATACGGGAGTAATAGCTATGATGGGTGACGCACACACTAATAATAGTGGGCTGCAACCAAAGATTGTAAAAGAAGATGAAAAGCTGATGCATTATTTGCAAGGCGACAATGTGTCTGGTCACGCAACTAATATGGATATGCTTGCTTCATCTATTAATATTATGCAATTCATGCGCGAAGCTCTATTGAATGCTTCGTTTGTTGATGATGAAGATAATAATTGTTATACCATCTATTTTCCATTTGGGGCCAAGCAAGTTACTTTTCTATTATCTAAGGTGGCTGTTGATAATGAATGAAGAAGATAAAGTAAAAATAGATATAGTTCATGGGTTTAAGTTTTATCCAGATAATTATGCTCCTATTGAGGATAAGCGCATGAAAGAAGAAAAAATTAGTAAAACAGAGTGTTATATTGGAAAAATAATCATCGGTGCGCTTATTTTCTTGACTGCGTACGCTGCCATAACCGACCCAAAAGCTTTTTTTACTGGATTCGCTATTGGAGCAATAAGTTCTAGCGTAGCGTTATCAACAGCACGAAAATGAGTCCTGAAGGAAGAAATAAAATGAATGAAGAAGCCTCTACTACACAATTATTATCAGAGGAAATTATGGGCGAAACAATGAATAAGCATTTCCTGCAAGCGTGTGGATTTCGAATCCGCTGTGATTGCGCTATTTGCAAAGAAGATGCAAAAACAATGTTAGAAAGCATAAGGAAAGAATATAAAACTGGCGATGTAATAAGAATAAGATGACACCAGAAGAGCGCGAAATTAGATTAAAACTAAAAAATGATTTTCCTCATTATGCTTATAAATGCCTGAAGATTAGAAAGAAGGGAGGCGAATTAGTCCCATTCGCACTTAATAAAGCACAATTGTTTTTCCATCAAAAAATAGAAGAAGAAAAGAAAGCCAAAGGAAAAGTTAGAATGGTTGTGCTGAAAGGAAGACAAGTAGGCATCTCTACTCAAATTGGTGGCCTCTATTATCAAATTGTTTCACATACTCCAGGATGTCGAGCTTTTATTCTCACTCATCAACAAGCAGCTACTGATACCTTATTCGAAATGGTTAAACGATTTCACGCGAATTGCCCTATCGTTGTAAGACCTATTGTTGATGGCGACAGCGCAAAAGAATTTAACTTTCTTTCGCCCGCTGACTCTGGATATAAAGTAGGAACCGCAGGCAGTAAAGGACTTGGGCGTGGTGGCACGATTCAATTATTCCACGGCTCAGAAGTAGCCTTTTGGGAAAAAGGAGAGACGCATTTAGATGGTATTTTACAATCTGTGCCGCGCGAGAAAAATACAGCGATTATTTTAGAGAGTACCGCCAATGGAAAAGGGAACATGTTCCATACTTTTTGGGAAGAGGCTAATGCAGGAATCAACGAGTTTACCCCTATTTTTATTCCGTGGTTCTGGGAGCCATCTTACAGAATCGCTGTTGAGAAAGATTTTATTCTTAGCGAAGAAGAGCATGAATATAGACATCTTTATGATTTAGATAATGAGCAAATTAATTTTAGGCGCGTAACAACTAATAACAGCCAATTAAAAGAATTAGGATTTCAGCAAGAGTATCCGTCAAATGCTGAAGAAGCATTTATTACCAGTGGCGCATCCTTCATTACAGGTATCAGTGTAGAAAAAGCCCGCAAGTGTAAAGGCGTTGTACCAGCTGGCTTAAAATATATTGGCGTAGACCCAGCGGGAATGGGAGCGGACAGAACATCAATAATTATTCGTCAAGGAAGAAAAGCGTATGGCCTAAAAAGTTATCGACATTATGATACTATGGAGATAGTGGGCTTAATTATCCGACTTATAGAAGATGAGCGCCCCGATTTTATATGCATTGATACGATTGGAATAGGAACAGGCGTAGGAGATAGATTAAAAGAACTTGGTTACGGGGGCATGATTAAATACATTAACAGCGCCGAGACTAAGAGCCTGGTTTACGCCGATAGATATCATAATAAGCGCGCTGAAATGTGGGGGTTAATGAAAGAATGGTTAGAGTCCGAGCCTGTCTCAATTCCAGATGAAAACTCCTTAGCGGCAGATTTAGGCTCCCTTTCTGCGCTTCCTGATTCATTAAACCGTGTTAAACTACAATCTAAAAAAGAAATTAAACTAAGTCCTGATGAGGCTGACGCATTAGCATTAACGTTTGCCTTCCCTGCTGTTTCGAAAGGTGTTAATATAGGTAATATTTTTAATCCTAATATTAGAATCTAGTAGATGTCAGATACATATAATAATGATGGTGCTGAAATGATTCCCTCTCAGCGGGAACAGTTGACGCGCATGTATAAAGAAATCAATCGTTATTATCGATTTAATCAGAATAATATTAATCGCTTTCGTACGGATAGGAAGTTTTTGTTTTGGGACCAATGGGACCAATCAGAGCGTCAATCTTTTCGTGAACTCAATAAGCCAATATTCACCTATAATAAACTTTATGATTATTATCGCAAGCTCGTCGGTGAGCAACGTTTTAATACCTCCAATTTAGAAGTAAGCGCAATTAATGGAATTGGTACGCAAGAAGATATTACTTTACGCGCTGACATTATCCGTGGAATTGAATATAAATCACGCGCTGATATTGCATATCAGAATGCATTTTCTAATGCTGTTAGTGGTGGCATGGGATTCATTAAATTAAAGACGGATTACATTTCGCCAAAATCATTTAAGCAAGATATTTTTATTGAAATGGTAAAATATGCCGATAGAGTGGGGTACGATCCAAATGCAAAAAGCCCAACTAAAACGGATGGTAATTTCTTTTTCGCTTATGACCATATGGACAGAACCGACTTTGAACAACAATACCCCGATATTCCCTATCCACAATCATTTCCAGTAAATTACAATACTATTTTCTTTAATTGGGGCGATAAGAACGGTATCACGGTTGTAGAATATTATGAAAAGAAATGGTTTAACTTTACATTGTATCAATTAAGCAATGGCGAAGAGATTAGCAAAAAAGACTATAATAAACGTAAAAAGGAGCTTGAAAGCCCTGAGCCTGAGGAAGGCGCAAACGATGGTGTAGGAAGTGGCGCAGAGACTTATCACGCATTAGAAACTCAAGCCATGGCAAATGCTATTCCAATTCCTCAGCAACCTGACCAATCACAAAACAACCCTAATATGCCTCCGAATATGCAACAAGAAGCGCCTAATCCAATTCCTGCACAGACACCGGAAGCACCGCCTATGCAGCCCCCTATGATGCCAGGCGTAGACATTTTACCTACCATTGTCAGTACTAGAAAATCGCGTGATTATAAAATAATGTGCTATAAGGCAATTGCTGGACGAATTATTGAAGAATATGAATGGCCAGGTAAAGAATTTCCTTTTGCCGCAGTAATGGGTGATGAAGTTGTTGTCGAAGGCGAAACAATGATTACATCCCTAGTCACTTATGCAAAAGACCCGCAAAGATTCTTGAACTTCTTAGCGAGTGACTCAGCGCAAGCCGCTAAAAATAATCGACGCGAACAATTCCTAGTAACGCCCGATAATATTGCAGGTTTTGAGGGCTTTTGGAAAAATCCAGCGAATCAAGCTGGCGCATTGCCTTATAATCCCGACAGTGTTACCAAGGCTGCCCCCGTTCAATTGCGCATCCCTGAATTGCCTCAAACATTAATATTGAACATGCAGCAAGCGGATAAAGATTTACGCAGTATTATTGGTTACCCTCAAGAAATGAATGACGGGCGTCAATTCGGGCAATTGTCTGGGAAAGCCATTAGAGAACAACAAAAGATAGGTAATTCATCGAATCTTGTTTTCTTTGATAATCTTAATCGAGCACAAGAACAAATAGGCCGTGCTATATTATCCATGCTCCCACGCGTTTATGATACCGAACGCACATTATCCACCTATGGCGTAGATGGCAAAAACAAACAAATCACAGTGAATAAGAAAGCCGCTGGAACGATGCTGAATGATTTAAGCAAAGGTGAGTTTGATATTCGTATTGATGCTGGCGCAAGCTATGCAGTTCAAAAAGAAGAAGCATTGCAAGTTCTAATGCAATTAGCAAGCGCATCTCCAAATATGTTCCCATTAATTGCGGATATCGTGGCTAAGAATATCGATATCGAAGATAATATCGAGCTTGTTAATCGACTAAAAACACTCGTTCCACCGGATGTAATTGCTAAGTCAGAAGGCAAACCAGCGCCTCCACAACCTCCAAGCCCACAAGAGCAAGCCGCACAGATGCAGCAGCAAATTGAACAAGGTAAATTACAGGTTAGCATGGCAAAGGTTCAACAAGCACAACAACAAACGCAAATGCAAGCGCAATTAAATGAAGTAAAAGCTCAACAGGCCATGATTGAGATGCAATCCGCTAAAATTCGTGCTTATGCGGATTTACAGCGTGGCGGCCTAGATTATAAGGCGGCCATGGTTGAGAGTGCAGCGAAAGTAGCGGCAGCGCATGCCACCGTGCACGACAAGCATTTTGAAGCCATGAAACATATTCATGACCTAGAATCGCCAGACGCTTTGCAACCAAAAGAACAATATAGTAGAAATCCTAATAAACTGTAGACTTTTCAGGTTAGTAAAAAATGGTGCGTTGATTTATTCCATTTTCCTGTACCGAGCCATTCCTTTATTTCGTTTTCATGCCATCGTACATTCCTAGCGTTGATTTTAAATCTTTTTGGGAAGAGCCCTAATTTTTCCCATCGATGGACACTTTCTGAGCTTGCATCTATCAAGTTTATTACCTCGTGTAAATTCAACTGTTTATTCATAAAATATCCCTTATTATAAAAGTATATTTTACACCATATACAAGAATAACAATAATTTAAAAATAAATTACCTGAAATGTAAAATATCTTCTTGCGCATCTTTGAAAAATATAATAATATTCTTGGTAATAAGTGAATATGCAACTTTATAAATGTATAGGGCTAATATGCTGCCGTACGCATAGGGTTTGAAAGTAAACCGTAAACTTGAGGTAGAAATAGTATGTCTGAATTACTTAACGTGGAGTCAGTTAGTCAACCAGTTGTTGATAATAATAGTAAGAGTTCTTTTGAAACGCCGATAGTGGAAACAGTATCGATATCTGAACCAACAGAAGATAAAGCGTCTCCTTCTCCGGAAGTTGCGCCTAATGAAGGTGGTGACGGTGAATTACCTGAGTTTGCTAAACGCAGATTAGGTAAAGAACAAAAGAAATACGAACGACAAATTGCACAAGTTCGAGCAGAGCTAGAACAAGAAAGGGCGCGTAATGCGGCCATTCCTCAAGCTCAGCCATATGCGCCTCAAGCGAGCGTCTATCAAGACCCTATTACAGGCGAATATGTCGACGTTAATACGCCGGAAGGACAGGCAATTTATAATTATCAGCAAAAAATGTCACAAGCATTGAATGCGCAAGATAAGCAACAGCAAGAGCGCGCTCAAAAAGAAATTCATGCTAAGCGCTTTGAATTTCTGCAAGATTCTTTTGAGGATGCAACTGAAAGGCATCCGGATTTTGAATCTGTGATAAAAGCCTCTGGCATGACCGGTGCTATCGCAAGCGAATTACCGGACTTCCCAGACCCTGGCGAACTTGGCTATTACTTAGCTTCAAACCCACGTGAAGTTGAAAGACTGCAAAAACTACCTGCGTATGAAATCAAGCGAGAGCTTGTGCGGCATATGGCAGAGATGGTATCAAAAAATAACATCACCAGAACCCCCGCTCCTGTTAAACCTATAGGTTCAGCAGCAGGAACGCCCGCAAAGCATTTCGCACATAAAACAATCGCCGAATTAAAGGCAGAGCGAAAAGCGCAACTGAGCGGTAAATCCCGTCGTAGATAATTAAGCTTTCGTCTCACCTTTAATTCAATAATTAACTTATTAAACAAAGGTGAGCTATGGCTAATCTAATACCTGTTACCCAGTTAATTGCAAACGCAATGCTTGCAGAACTTGGCAGTAACAATTCTTTACTTTTAACGGGTGCTCGCACCTATGAATCAGATTTTAGATTGCCAGATTATAGAGTCGGCGATACTATTTCTTTGCGTAGACAAAATCAATTTTTAGTTAATGATGGCCGTGTTGGTGTTGTGCAAGATACCATTGAGCGCGTAGAGCCATTAACTATTAGTCACCAATTAAATGTAACTACTGAATATAGTTCACGTGAATTAACGTTGTTCGTTGATACTGGCGAAGGCGCGTTTAATGAGCGTTATATTCGTCCGATGATTAACAACATCACGAAGCAAGCTGAAACCCTAATCGCGCAAGGTGCGGTTAATCAATTGAACTTCACTTCAGGTAATCCCGCGGCTCCTATCAATAGCTGGGGCATTCTTGATTTAGTTTATGCGAAAATGATGGAGCAAGGTATTCAGATAAATAATGACGGGTACGGTGCCTTATCTCCTCGCCAAGGTAGTAACTTGAAGAATAGCGCGCAGAACTTCTTCAATGATACTTTGAATGAAGACATCAGTTTTGCATCACGCTTAGGGCATTACTCTGTATTTGATATTTTCCAAAATCAATCCGTTCAGTTTCATACTGTAGGCGCTGGCGCAGTTGGTGCGGTAGTTGCGGTTACGCCTGCAAGCGGTGCTTCCACAATTAACTTAAGCGGCTTAGGTGCGAGCGTCGTAGGTGTTTATCTTCCTGGGGACATCATCCGTTTTGATAGCGTAAATTCCGTTAATCCAATTGACAGAAGTGATACTGGGCAGTTGATGGATTTCGTTGTACAGAACCAAGTAGATTCAACCGCGGGTGGCTTAGGTCAAGTTATTGTTTCTCCTCCTATCATATCCGACCCAGGTAGTCCTTATCGTAATGTCAGCATTCCTGTTGTCGCCACAATGCCTGTAACTTTAGAAGGCGCTCCAGGCTCTCGATATCACGTTAACCCTTTCTACGCTCCGCGTGGACTCGATATCGTTATCCCACCGCTTGAAGTATTAAATAGCGTTGATACCGCTGTCGTAACCGATAAAGATTTAAATGTGTCTTTACGCGTAGAGCGACAAGGTAGCTTATTGAATGACATTAATATGCTTCGCGTGGATATGTTGTTCGGCTTTAAGTGGCATCCTGATTATGCTGTTCGGTTACATTCTTTATGATGGATTTGACGCATAATTATTATCAAAAACCGCAAGAGCCTAAAAAAATATTAGGCTCTTATCGGACTTATACCCTCTATGGAAACGGTCTATATAAAACTGTGAATAGAGATACGGCCATCGAAATGTTACGTACAAAACGATGGTATGACAAAACAAGATATCAACCTAAAGAAGAGGTACTTACTTATGAAGAAGACAGGCAGCGGATCGGGAATGTTTGCATCGAACCCCAAGCGTCCAGTGAGCGGGAAGAACCCAGACACGAATCATATCAGTGTGACGAAGCCAACGATGCCGGAGAGAAACATATCTCCGAAACCGTTCGGACAGGGCAGACAGACAGCGTCCTAAAAAAACGAGGCAGACCTAAGGCGGTTAAATAATGGCTCAAGATTCTAGAACCGTTAATGACATTATTAATAATGCCTTTTACACGTTAGGGGAGATAACGCCAGACGTTATCCCCTCGGCGAGTGATGTCAGTACAGGTCTTTATATCTTAAACGATATGCTCGATTCTT